TTTCACACTAAGTGTTCTTGCGAAACAAGCTTCAGACGGACTCCAAATCGTAGAACAAATACTTCCTTATTTCCAACCTGAATATACAGTATCAATGAAAATGATAGATGATATGAGTGAGGTTAGAGACGTACCAATTACACTTACAGGTGTTGAAATGACCGACACTTACGAAGGAGACTTTACAGAAAGACGTGTTATAGAACATACACTTACGTTCGATATGAAAGTATACTTCTTCGGCCCAATTTACAACGGTAAAATTATTAAGAATGTTATCGAAAGAACATATATTAATCCTAGTGTTACTAAAGGATTTACAAGTACACAAATAGACCAATCAGGTCTTGTTAAAGAGGTTAAACACTATGAACCTGCATTTGGAGAGATTGCAAATGCTCAAAGTTCTTCTACAAATGTGGTCTTTGCAAGTGCGATAAATAGTTCTATAAGTGTTGGAGACGAAGTATTTGATACAGGTAACGCAACGAATCCAACGGTTAGTGCGATTGCATCTAATAAACTGAGTGTAACACTTAGTAGTGCAATTACACTTGCAAATAAAACAACACTTAAGTTTGTAGGTTCGGTAGACCCTGAAGATACTTTCGTAGTTGCAGAAACGGTAAATTTTTATGATGACGGTACTGATAAAACATTCTCGGACAATCAGACTGAAGATGCGAGTTAATTATGGCAAAAGATATAGATTCTAAATTAGACGATATTTTAGATATTGGAACTAATATACAAAAAGAAACCAAAGTAGTTAAACTACCTGCTCGTCAAGAGTCGGTTGATAATGATTACAAATATGGTCGTGAGACTCTTTACAATCTTGTAGAACGAGGACAAGATGCAATAGACGGTATATTAGACTTATGTAAGGAAACAGAACACCCTCGTGCATATGAAGTTGCAGGACAACTTATCAAAACAGTTGGTGATACTGCAGAAAAACTTTTAGACTTACAAAAGAAAGTCAAAGAATTGGAGTCAGAAAATCCAAATCTAAAAACACAACACAATCATCTATATGTGGGTTCCACTTCAGATTTACAAAAATACTTGAAGAAAAATAAAGAATAATGACCGATGCGAAAAATGAAGGGTATCTAGGTAATAACCTTATCAAGAGAGCTGGAATTGATATCCAGTATACCGAAGAAGAATTAAACGAATACATTAAGTGTTCAAAAGACCCTATACACTTCATAGAAAATTATACACAAATCATATCACTTGACGAAGGTATGGTTCCGTTTAAACTCCGTGGATACCAAGATAAACTAATTAAACACTACGATTTAAATAGATTTAACGTAGTTCTTGCTTCACGTCAAAGTGGTAAATCAATTACTTCGTGTGCGTACTTGATATGGTACTTACTATTTCACCCCGAAGTCACTGTTGCTATACTTGCAAACAAAGGTGCAATCGCAAGGGAAATGGTATCTCGTATTGTAACTATGTTGGAGTCAGTTCCATTCTTTTTACAGCCAGGGGTTAAGATTTTAAACAAGGGTTCGATAGAATTTGCGAATGATAGTAAACTGGTCGCAGCTGCCACGTCTTCGAGTTCGATTCGTGGTCTTTCAATTAACTTACTATACTTGGACGAGTTTGCATTCGTAGAAAATGCAGAAGAATTCTATACTGCGACATATCCCGTTGTTACATCGGGTAAAGAAACTAAGGTTATTATTACCTCTACTGCAAATGGTGTGGGTAATATGTTCTATAAGATATATGAAAGTGCAGTACATAACCAATCGGAATATAAATCGTTTACAATTAATTGGGACGATGTACCAGGCAGAGACGAGAAGTGGAAAAAGGAAACTATTGCAAACACTTCCGAAACTCAGTTTGAACAAGAGTATGGTAACTCATTCTTGGGTACTGGTAATACACTTATAAGTTCTAACTGTTTATTGGGTATGAGAGCATTAGATGCAGAATGGGGTAAGGAAGACTTCTCCATGTATAAACAACCCATAGAAGGACATACATACGTTTGTACGGTTGATGTTGCAAAAGGTAGGGGTATGGACTACTCAACATTTACTATGTTTGATACCTCAGTACAACCTTTTGAACAGGTTGCAACATATAGAAACAGTATGATATCACCCATGTTATTACCCGACATTGTCAATAAGTATGCAAGTGCGTACAATAAAGCATTAGTAATTATTGAGAATAATGCAGAGGGAAGTATGGTTGCAACACAACTACACTTCGACATAGAATATGATAATGTCTTTGTTCAAGGACAAACCAAGACTGAAGATATTGGTGTAACTATGAACAAAAAGATTAAAAGAATAGGTTGTTCTACTCTTAAAGAGTTATTAGAGGAAAATAGACTCACTTTATGCGATAGAAACACCATTACTGAGCTTATGACATTCATAAATAAAGGTATGTCGTTTGAAGCCGCAAAAGGGTATCATGATGACTTAGTAATGAATTGTGTGTTATTCAGTTGGTTTGTAACTACTGAATATTTTCACCATTTAACTAATCACCAAATTAAAGACCTTTTGTATTCAGAACAACAAAAATTAATAGAAAACGACTTATTACCAGCAGGTATCTTTGGAAGTGGTAATCAAACCCCCGAAGCTACTTCTTTCGTAGATAATGAAGGAGATAGGTGGTATGTTAAAGGAACATAAATAAAAGACAAATGTAATATGGTGTTGTTAGATACTGTATTGTTATAAATAAAACAGTAAACAATAACTTTTTACATTAACAGGAGAAAAGTATGGCATTTCAAGTATCACCAGGCGTTCAGGTCAACGAGATTGACTTAACAAATGTTGTACCAGCAGTTTCAACAACAACTGGTGCATTCGCTGGTTCATTTCAATGGGGCCCTGTTGATGAAGTAATAACAGTTTCAGATTCAAAGGGTTTGGTAGACACATTTGGTAGTCCTGCAAATACAGATGCAGGTGCTGAGGATTTTTACACAGCAGAATCTTTCCTAAAGTATGGTTCATCACTCAGAGTAGTTAGATTAAACTCAACAGGAGTTTTTTCTGCTAATGCGAGTTCTCATGCATCAACTTTACTAAAACACCATGACGATTATGTTAACACGTTTAAAAGTGGTGGTAGTGCAGGAACTGTTGGAAAATTCATTTCAAAATACGCAGGTTCTAAAGGTAATTCATTAAAAGTATCAACGTGTGCAAGTGCAAACGCATATTTCAATGATGAAGTAACAACAGCAGGTGCAGCTGAGGCAGTAGGACAAACAACAATTACAGTTGCAGCTTCAAACGTATTCACATTAAGAGACATAATTAAATTCGAAGGACATGACACTGAATATAGAGTGTTAACTGCTCCAAGTGGAACTACAATTACTGTTGAAGCACTAAGTCAACCAGCAGGAACAGGATTAACTTCTGCAGTTGCAAACGGTGCTAAAATCGACAGATATTGGGAACACTACGGATTGTTTAACAAAGCTCCAGGCAAATCAGCATCAGCATTAGCCGCAGGTGGTTCTAATGACGAAATTCACGTTGTAGTTGTAGACGAAGACGGTATATTCAGTGGAACAACAAACACAGTATTAGAAACATTCGGTTTCTTATCACTTGCATCTGACGGTAAAGATTCACAAGGTGCTTCAAACTACTACAAAAGCGTATTAGAAATGAAGTCAGATTACGTTTACTGGTCAGCACACTCAACAGGAACACACGCAGGTGCGGCCGTTGAAAAATCACACGCTGATTCAGTAGGTGCAGCTTTTGGTACACCTTCTTCACCCGAAAATTCATCACTAGGTGGTGGTGCAAACGGTAGAAGTGTCACAGCAGGACAAAAACAAACTGCATGGTCAGACCATTTCGGTGATGCAAATTCAATTGATATCTCATTCTTACTCGTTGGTTCAACAAGAACTGATAACGGTTCGGGTGTAGACCAAGACCTTCTTGTAGATTGGACAACACAAGTTAACCAAGCAATCCTACTTGCAGAAGCAAGAAAAGACTGCATGGTAATCGCAAGTCCAAGACGTGCATCATGTGTCGGAGTTTCAAGTGAATCAACACAAACAACAAACGTATTAGCAGACTGCGCTACTGCAACTTCAAGTTCGTTCGCAGTTCTAGACTCAACTTGGGTCTACCAATACGATAGATTTAACGATAAGTACTGTTGGGTTCCTGCAAACGGACACACAGCAGGTATCATGGCAAGAAGTGATTTACAAAGAGATGCATGGGTTTCACCTGCAGGTTTCTCAAGAGGTCAATACTTAGGTATAACTAAAATCGCTTACAACCCTAAACAATCAAGTAGAGACGACCTTTATCGTGCAAGAATCAACCCAGTCACAACATTCCCAGGCCAAGGTACAATCCTGTTTGGTGATAAGACTGCACTAACAACACCTTCTGCATTTGATAGAATTAATGTACGAAGACTATTCATAGTTCTAGAGAAAGCAATATCAACAGCTGCACAAGCACAATTGTTTGAATACAACGATTCATTCACACGTGCTCAGTTCAGAGCTGCGATAGAACCTTTCTTAAGAGATGTGAAGAACAGAAGGGGTTTAATCGACTTCTCAGTAGTTTGTGATGAAACAAACAACACTGATTCAGTCATGGATAGAAACGAATTTGTATGTTCTATCTTTGTTAAACCTGCTCGTTCAATTAACTATATAACTTTGAACTTTGTCGCTGCTAGAAGTGGTGTTCAGTTCGAAGAAATCTATTCAGCAGTTTAACAGGAGTAAGATAAATGTCAACAATAGACCAATTTAAAGCACAATTAATCGGTGGTGGCCCAAGGGCAAACAGATTCCGAGTCTTTCTTCCTCGTGCAGGAAATAAAATCGAGTTTCTAGCAAAAGGTACAACAATACCTGCTGCTACACTTGGTGAAGTGTTAGTACCTTTCAAAGGAACAACATTAAAACTTGCTGGTGACAGGTCATATGCAGATTGGGAAGTGACAATTATCAACGATAATGAATTCTCAGCTAGAACTGCATTAGAACAATGGCAACAGGAGATTCAAGGTCACGGAACATCAACAGGTTTGGCGACAACAGACTACTTATTAAGTAGAGCATTTGTCGAACAGTTAGGAAAAGACGACTCAGTCCTTGCGAGATATGAATTCTTTAACTGCTTCCCTAAAGAAATCGGTTCAATAGCATTAAGTTATGAAACTGAAAATGCTTTAGAAGAATTTGCAGTAACATTTACATATTCTCACTGGGAAAGAGTAATTTAAGTACGTTACAGTACGGTGAATATCACTATGTTTAGGTGGTATAAATAATAGTATGGATATATTTGGATTTGAAATTACTCGTAAAAAAGACGAGTTAAGAGCCTCAGAGGTCAAAACTGCAAAAAGTTTTGTTCCTCAAGTTGACGATGATGGAACACCCATTATTGCTCAACAAGCAGGGTACATCGCAGGTGGTGCTTATGGTGCCTATGTCGATATGGAAGGCGGTATCAAGAATGAGATTGAACTCATTCGAAGATATCGTGAAACTTCTTTAGTACCCGAATGCGATGCGGCTATTGAAGACATAGTGAATGAGTGTATCACTTCGGATAGTGCCGATAGGATAGTAACACTCGACCTCAGAGACGTAAAGCTCTCTGATAGCATCAAAAACAAGATGCAAGACGAGTTTTACAACATCTTATCAATGATGAAGTTCAATCAGAACTCTCATGAAATATTCCGAAAATGGTACGTTGATGGAAGGATATACTTCCACAAAGTTGTCGATAGCAAAAGAACTAAAGCTGGTTTAGTTGATGTCAGACAAGTTGACCCTCTTAAAATTAAGAAGGTCAGAAACATTGAAACCGATAAAGACAAGAAAGAAGGTGTCAACGTTATCAAAAAAGTGGAAGAATTCTACATTTTTAACGACAAAGGTTTCGATAAGACTGGTACTAATGAAGGTACAACAGTCAGAATTGCGCCTGAGGCAGTAACTTATACTACTTCAGGATTGTTAGATTTTAACAAGAATGCAGTTATTGGGTATTTGCACAAAGCATTGAAGACTGCGAATCAGTTATCAATGATGGAAGATGCACTAGTAATCTATAGATTGTCTAGAGCACCTGAAAGAAGGATTTTCTACATTGACGTAGGTAACCTTCCAAAGGCAAAAGCAGAACAATATCTTGCAGATGTAATGAACAAGTATAGAAATAAACTTGTTTACAATGCAGATACTGGTGAAATCAAAGATGATAGAAAACATATGAGTATGTTGGAAGATTTTTGGTTGCCAAGAAGAGAAGGTGGTAGAGGAACGGAAATTACAACCTTGCCTGGTGGACAAAACCTCGCAGAAATTGACGATGTAGAATACTTCAAGAAGAAGTTATATCAGTCATTAAATGTTCCAAGTTCTAGAATGGAGTCGGATAACGGATTCAATATGGGTCGTTCTTCGGAGATTTCTAGAGACGAACTTAAGTTTAATAAGTTCACTAACAGACTTCAGAAGAAGTTTGCGAGGTGTTTTACAGATTTATTAAGAACTCAGTTAGTTCTTAAAGAGGTTGTAAGTGCAGAAGAGTTTGATAAGTTTAAAGACTTTTTACAATATGACTACACTGCAGACAATCACTTTACAGAATTAAAAGAACAAGAGATTCTTAGAGAAAGATTAGATGCACTTAGTAGTGCTAGTGAATATGTTGGAAAATACTTCAGTCAAGAGTACGTTAGAAAGTATATTTTGCGACAAACAGAAGAGGACATTAAAGAAATTGACTCTCAAATCAAGTCCGAAAAAGAGGCTGGTGTGGGACAAGATGACCAAGATGGTTTTTACAACTCAAATGATTTAGGAGATAATAATGAGTAATATAGCGAGAGAAATAGTTGACTCCATATCGGATAAGGAACTTGCAGTAGCAAAAGACAAAATCCAACAGGGTATCAAAGAGAAAGCTGCACAGGCAGTGGACTTTAAAAGAGTTGAAAGTCAGACTAACTGGACGGACGTTCCTACTGATGAAGTAGAAGGTTAGTATGAAAAGTTTTAGTACTATTGCACAAGAGTTGCATGAAGCGAAGTTTAAACTTCCTTCAGGACACAAAGAACTTGAAAGTGATAGTGTTAAGATAGGTGGAAAACTTGTTGACATAGTATATGCAATGAGTAAAGGTAAAGTACACGCATTTGTAAATGGTCAAAACTTTACGGGGACTAGTCCTTACAAAGACCTAAAAAGTGCAAAGAAAGAATTTAAAGACATCAAAAAGATTATGAAGAACATGGGTGAAGATTTTGATGTTACAATCGAGGAAATAGTAAATGAAATTAATAGCAGAGTTTAACGAAACCATATCGCCCATAATTACAGAGGGTGTAAATGGTAAAAAAGATTACTTCATAGAAGGTGTCTTTATGCAGTCCGATATTAAAAATCGTAACGGTAGAGTCTATCCTAAAGCAATTATGGAGAAGGAAGTTAACCGTTATAAGAAGGAGTTCGTAGAGAAAGACCGTGCATTCGGTGAACTAGGACACCCTGAAGGCCCAACTATTAATCTCGATAAAGTATCTCACTTAATCCAATCACTAGAATTGGAAGGTAAAAACTATGTGGGTAAAGCAAAAGTTTTAAGTACTCCAAATGGAGAGATTGTAAAAGCTCTCATCAACGATGGTGCAAAACTCGGAGTATCTTCTAGAGGACTTGGTTCTTTAGAACAGAAGGGAAATGCACAATATGTGAAAGACGATTTTCAACTTGCAACTGCAGGTGATATAGTCGCTGACCCGTCTGCTCCTGAGGCATTTGTCGAAGGAATTATGGAAGGTGTTGAGTGGGTTTATCAGAATGGTATTCTTACACAACTTCAAGTAGAGGATATGCAGAAAGAATTAAGGTCTGCTAAACTGAATAAACTTGAAGAAACGAAGTTAAATCTATGGAAAAGGTTCGTTGAGAGTCTATAACATATAAATAAAATAAAGTAATACATAAAGTATTAAAACAGGAGAAAAAAATGGCAGAGTTAGAAAATAACCTAGAAACAGTTGATGAAACTGTTGAAACAGTTCTAGAGGCAGGGCAACCTGATGCTAAAGCTGAGAAAGGTGACAAAAAACCCGTCAAACAAGGTTCATCCGATGCTGAATCAATAGAGTCAGGCAAAGCGGAAGTCGTCCCAGTTGAAACCAATCCTGTTGACAAAGCAGTTAAAGCAGTAAAAGACGCTGAGAAAAAAGTTCCTTCAAATGAAGGTGACCCTCAGAAGAAAGGTGCTGGTAAGGCTGAAAAGCAAGAGAAAATCAAAGAAGATGCTAAACCTTCAAAGATGGAATCAATTAAAGCTATAGTCAACAATATGAAGGAAATGACTAAGGAAGAACTTCAGAAAGTATTGTCTACAATATCAGAATCTGAAGAGGACGAAAGTTTGACTAAAGCGGAAGTTGCGAGAGCAGTTGTTGAGTCTTTGAAGACTATGGACGAAGACAAAGTAGGAGAAATCCTTGAGTCTATGTCTGAAGAGGTTACTGAAGAAGTAACTGAAGAAGATGCAGTTGCAGAAGAAGTTTCTGCAGACGTTGAGTCTTCACTAGTCGAGATTGAAATAGATGACGACCTATCAGCAATCTCAGAAGCACTAGACCTATCTGAAGAAAATTCAGAGAAAGCTAAAACAATCTTTAAAGCTGCTGTACAATCAAAAGTACAGGAAGTCAAAGAAGAACTTGATGTTAAATATCAAGACGAATTAAAAACTACAGTTGATGCAGTCAAAGCTGACCTTTCGGAAGGTGTTGACAAGTACTTAACATATTGTGCAGAAGAGTGGACGAAAGAAAACGAACTCGCAATAGAACGTGGTTTGAGGTCAGAAATGACAGAAAACTTTATCGAAGGATTAAAAACATTATTCGTAGAACACTACGTTGATGTTCCTGAAGACAAGTACGATGTTATTGATGAACTCGCAAATCGTCTCGAAGAGATGGAAGCAAAACTTGACGGTGAAGTGTCTAATAATATGGCAATCACTGAAGAGTTAGACCAACTCAAGAGAGGCAACGTTGTATCAGAAGCGTCTTCGGACTTGACTGATACACAAAAAGAGAAACTTTCTTCACTTGCTGAAGGAGTAGACTACAAAGATGAAGCAGACTTCGCTGAGAAGATTGCAGAAATCAAAGAAGCATACTTCAAAGTAGACGGAGAGAAAGTTGAGGTGGAAACTAATATCCAAGAGGGTGCAAACGAATTCGAAGTTGAAGAAACAGAGAAAGTCGCAAATCCTGTAATGGAAAAGTATTCATCTGCAATAACCAAACTTAACCCTTTATAAGGTTAGGTTTTATTTTAAAGGAAAAATAAAATGTTTTTATCAGAAAACTTACAAGAAAAGTGGCAACCGATTCTAGAACATTCCGATTTACCAAAAATCGAGGATAACTACAAGCGTGCTGTTACTGCAGTAATTCTTGAAAACCAAGAGAAAGCTCTCGCAGAGCAGAACTTGCAAGAAGCTGCGCCTTTAAATGCTACTGGAACAGGTATTTCTAACTGGGATCCGATTTTAATCTCCCTAGTAAGACGTGCTATGCCAAATCTCGTTGCATACGACATTTGTGGAGTTCAACCAATGACTGGCCCTACTGGATTAATCTTTGCTATGAAAGCAAGATATAACGATTATCCTTCAGGAACTAGATTAACTAAATCTGAAGCTATGGGAATAGACGAAGTACAGAGTGATTACTCTAGTGCTGCTAACCCAACAGCTGCAGGCCCTTTAGCTGCTCAAAACCAAGACCCGTTTAACGGTTCTTATGCATCTGACACAGGTAGTGGTATGTCCACAGCTAGTGCAGAAGCACTTGGTGATGTTGAAGCATCTAATGGTTTCGCTCAGATGGGTTTCTCAATTGAGAAAGCTACAGTTACTGCTAAGTCAAGAGCATTAAAAGCTGAGTACACACTCGAACTTGCACAAGACCTTAAAGCAATCCACGGTCTTGATGCAGAATCAGAATTAGCAAATATTCTTTCATCAGAAATTCTTGCTGAAATCAACAGAGAAGTTGTCAGAAACGTTAACATACAAGCTAAAACAGGTGCAGCCGCAACTGCTTCAGCAGGTACGTTCAATTTAGACGTTGACGCTAACGGACGTTGGTCAGTTGAGAAATTTAAAGGATTATTGTTCCAAATCGAAAGAGAAAGCAACGCAATCGCTAAAGAAACAAGACGTGGTAAAGGAAACTTTATTCTTTGTTCTTCAGACGTAGCTTCTGCATTGTCAATGGCAGGTGTATTAGATTACGCTCCTGCTCTTTCTACTAACCTAAACGTTGATGACACAGGCAATACATTTGCTGGTGTTCTTAACGGAAGAGTTAAAGTATACATCGACCCATATGCTGGTGTTGATTACTTGACTGTAGGTTACAGAGGAACTAACCCTTATGATGCAGGTATGTTCTATTGCCCATACGTTCCATTACAAATGGTTCGTGCAGTTGGCGAGAACACATTCCAACCAAAAATCGGTTTCAAAACTAGATATGGTATGGTTTCAAATCCATTCGTAGGTGCTACACCTGCTGACGGACTTGCATCTGCAGGTACTAACCAGTACTACAGAAAATTTGCAGTTTCTAACATTCTGTAAATCAAAAGTTTTAATTAACTTTAAAAAGGAACCTTCGGGTTCCTTTTTTTTTGTCTCAGATAAGCGAAACCCCAGTCACTTCTCACTCTTCAGCAGGTTAACTGGGGTCTCTAGTTGAGGTCTTCTATCTCACAATCGTTATTTGTTTTTGACTCCTATCTTTCAAGGCAAGGTAACGAACCTCGGTTTCTCTCAACGTAACTTTAAAAATCTCCTTCGGCAACTTGAACACAAGTGGTTCCTCTTTGTCTCCACATATCAACAACTTTGTTTCTATCGTCAAAGACAATGTCGATTTTTCCACCGAACTCTTCGAATTTATCTGCAAGGTCGGATTTAAACTCTTCATCGGGTCTAAAGTCACCATCGGGTCTCAAGAACAAACCTTTATGACCGTCACCAATCCACTCAGAAATTTGTTTCTCAGTAACAGTTCTTTGTGACTCATTTCTCGCAGAGAAGAATGCAACATCGTCACCTCTTGCAATATGTCTTTTTGCAATATCACAAACCCACTTAACAGGAGTATCAAAAACCGTTGAGGCTTTAAATGCAGTCCAGTCTGCAGGTCTTTGGATAACGTGAT